CTTCGAGCGTTGCTGATCCGCTATAATAAACGGTACCGGTCGTGCTAGACGCGGCGGTGTAGAATGTTACGTTAACCTTAGCGCCGCCCGTAAGTTTCGTATACCAAAACGTATCAACCTCGTTGACTTCCGCCTCGGCTTCCCACTCCATCAGGCCGGTTTCGTGATTTTTCCACGTGTCGCCGGCCGCTGTAGTATCGATCTTCTCGCTTTTAATCGATATCTTCCAGTTAATAAGCCCGGCGGCTTTCGTCGGTGTTCCCGATACGTCAACCTTAATCTCCGCAAACTGGCCTTTTAGTTTCGCCATCTGCCCGTTCCCCTCTCGTTATTGACTGAAATTACCGTCAGCGTCCGCATATACCATTACGCTAACGTCTATATACGCGCGGTGTTTATCTGTCTCGTTGCTAACGTCCTCAAGCGGTATAGGAACGATATCACCGACGTCAACCGTAAACGTATCGGCCGTTAATGCCGGACTTGTGCCGGACGTGTCGTATAGCGGAACGTTAGCCGAGCGCAGTTTATCGCGTATCTTCTCCGCTAGTTTCGTACGCTCGTTAACGTTGTTCGTACGTACGCCGACTTGCCACAAATAGCGCTCCTCGAAGTCCGTTCGGCCCGCGTTAATCATAGCGTTATTGTCCGTTAACTGTTCGATCGTAGCGAATGGCTTCGTCGTTCCCGCTAACGTTACGCCGTCGTAAATCCACGTAACGCGACCGGATACTTCCGGAATTTGCGCCTTCAAATACGTTATAAGTGAATAGGTGAGCGCATGGCCGCGGTTATTCATCCTTTACCGCCCACCTTCCGTAATAACTTTTCGATAGCGGACTTAAACCGTGACTCTTCGTGTAGCAGCGCTTTGCGGAAGAATCCTTTACGCGTCTTATGTTCATATTCCTGGCGTGCTGCATACGGACGGTCGCTGCCGACTTCCCATACCATCGCCTTCTTACGTTTAGGTGACGCCACGATAGAGTTGATAAGATGACCGTCTTTACGCGGTGCGTTTTCGGCCGCTTCGTTAACGGTCCGTAGCGCGGCCTTTTCCGTTTCTTTATCGATTTCTTCCGATAATTCGGCTGCCGTTTCCTTCGCTTTCCGTAGCGCCTCGGTAACGCCATTAACCGTAAATTTCGTCTTCACGCTACGTCACCCGCCTAACGACGCACTCGTAACGATTACGCTCGCCGATACCGCGTTCGTCCGCTACCACTAACGTATAATCAACGCCAGCCCTCGTTATCTTCGTCACATCCGATAGAATAACGTCCGCATCAAACGTAACTTTGACGTCACCTTTCCGCAGCTCAACGCCGCCGATAACGTCATAGTCGCCGCCAGTTGACGGTATCTCTCGCCATATAACCGCGACTGTTTCCGTCGTCGTTTCCGTAATAGGCTCGTCCGTATACGGGTCGTTACCGGTAACCGACGTATGTACTAACGTAACGGATTCGGAACGGCTTTCGGTAATCTCGGACCGATTCGATTTTATCCACTCAACGTCTGATTCCGTCAGCATTAGCGCTCCTCCTCGTCAACTAGTACGTACGTTAGAAATCCGGTGCAATTCGGATGGATCGAATAGATTTCCGTGTCGGTCGGCTTGAATACGCCGGTACCGAGGCCATAACTGTCTTCTTTCGATAGGACCGTACACTTATGTTCCGGACGGTCCGCTTTACCACGGTGTACCTTCAGACCGCGTACAACGTCCGATCGCTGCGCCCTATACGTGACCCCGACGCGATATGCCGTATTCCCTTCGGTAACGACGAGGCGCCGGATTTTCCACGTTTCGTTATCGTAGACTTTACGTACGGCCGCGACCATCGTATTAACGGACTCGCCGCGGATAATTCCGGATCTGATAACGTTATTGAGCTTATCGCGCTGATCGCCGGCTAATTGCCATACACGGTCAGATAACGTTAAGCCGTCGTCAGCAAAGCGAGCCGTTACATAGCGGAATACCTCCGCGTTCATACGGTTAAACGCGACCCCTAACGCCGCACCTTCGCCAATAGCGCCGACTAGCGCAGCCTCGCCCGCCTGTGTGCCGAATGCCGCCGACTCTTTAATCGCGCTCTCAACCGCGTCTAATCCGTTCTTTCGTACCGCCGCTTCGATTTCGTCTAAATCGCGTAGTAACGAGTTCAGCCGGGCGCGAGATATCGTATTATCCTTTTTCGCCGCTGCCGTTAACATATCGATTAGTTCGAGTCGAGTACGGTCGATTTCCGAAATAGCGAACGTTTGTTGTTTCGCGTTAAGCCGCGCGTATTGGGCCGCTGCCTTTTCGAGTGCTTCCGCTATCTTACGTTCCTGTTCAGTCACGGCCGATCACCACTTACGGTTTAATTACGGCTACTGTTACGGATGTACCCGCGGAAAAGTTTACGTTAACCTGATTCGTATCAACTTGATTAAACAACTCGTTCGGGAACGGCCCAATAATCCGGTCACCGCTTGCCGGAACTGTAACGGTTACGTCCGACGTCCTACCGTGGGAACACGGCACGGATACGACGGTAACAGTTATGGAAGCGCCTGATCCGTTCTTAACGTGTAAGAGTTGTTCGCCGGTATTAACGAAATAGTTTCCGTTTGCAGCGTCGGCGGCTCCGTATGTTACAGCAACTCCGGCCAATGTCGTGTCGGTCGTTGCTAATAGTGTGCGTGGCATCGTTCAATCTCCTTTCTTATTTACCGTCAGCGCGATCAAGGTAGGACGCACTAGCACGGAATCCTCCGCGTAAATGAACGCTATATAGACGCCGTGCTTGCGCCGATAACGTTATATAACGTTCGGCTATGCCGGTCTTATCAACGGACTCGTCAGCGTCAGAATAGCGGAAGAAACGCGCAGCATCGGCGGCAATAATCGAATATGCGATCGATAGCGAGAGGTAAAGTAGCGCGTTATTACGGTCGTTTTCCGGATCATCCGCGGTAAATCCGGATTCTGCTTCGGCTTCCGCAATCCAGTCCGCTATGTCATCGGACGTAACGCCAGGAACGTTACGGAACCGGCTTGTTAATCGTTCAGACAACGTCATCCGACGTCACTCCTTCGTTATTTCTTGCGGTAATTTGGGCGTGGTTGCTGCGGCTTCTTTTCTTCCGGCTCTGCTTCCGGAACAACCGGCTGCGATTCGTCAACTACCGTAGGCTCGTCGATACGCTTAACCTCCGGAATCTTATCGAGCCGCGCAATCTCCGCCTCGTCCGTCGTTACGTAGGTTCCGTTAAGAAACCGTCTGCGAACGCCGTTAATGTAGAAGCTAAATTTCGCGTGCTCTGACGTGTACTTTGCCATCGTTAAACCTCCGATAGTAAAACGGAAGCTCGCGCCAAACGACGCGAGCCTACGTTAGATTCGTTAATTAGGCGGTAAGACCAGTCAGGCGGCCATGTGCCTTCTCTTGTTGGAACTCAAGCGTGTACTCGCCGACGACTGTACCGGTAGTGCTGTCGCCAACCTCGCCCATGTATTTGTGGAAGAAGTCACGGCCAACAAGCGGACGGAGCGAGATACGGTTAGTATCGATGATGAAGAGTTCAGTCGATGCCAAGTTGTTGTTCATTACGATCTCGAACTCGCCGAAGTCGGAAACGAATACGTCAACCTTTTCACCGCGAACATTCTCGGAACGTGCGATTTGAATTTTGTTCGAATCGAACGCAGTAATAGCGCGCTTTTGAGCGGCAGGTACCAAAATCTTGTACATTCCGCCAGTCTTGAACCCACCAGCTTCGTAAATTTCTTGGCCCAGGTCGTTGATAGCGTCAGCAGTCAGCGCTCCGCCTACGTTAGTCACGTTAGTCGAAATGAAGTTACGGATACCCTTCATTTGGCGTACTTGACCGGACTCGTACGCTACGCCGTTAATAGCGGCCTTTTCGAGTTGAAGCGCGAGTTCAAGCTGCTTCTTTTGCTTTTCGTATTCGTACAGGTCCGTAATTCCATATTGCGTTACGGCTTGTGCTGTGCCGGAAATCGAGATCGAATCGTCGAAAATTTGCGTATAGTTCGACTTCGGTACACGCGATTTGAAACGTGCGGAACGAGCGTTAGCTCCCTCTGTACCTTCAACGAACATGAACTGTACGACGGCGTTATCAGCGATAGAAGCCGCAGTTGTGCCGGCATAACCGCGAGTAACTGTCAGTGTATTCGTCGAAACGGCGGTAACCTTCAGCAGCTCGGAGCCAATCTTAATAACGTCGCCGGCACGGAAAATGGAACCGTCGTCTACTACGAGCGATGTATCTCCGGAAGTCAGACCGTCGGAATCGTTAACTGCCGTTTCAGTAGCGTACATTTCGTCTTCGTACCATTGGTGCGTAGTTTGCGTTACCGGCTGCCCGAATCCGAGCAAGCTAATGAGCGGAGTCTGGTGCGGGTTAAGCAGCAGGATTTCGTCGACCACCGATTGTTTAACGCCGATAAGGTTTGCATTGTAAGTCATAGCCATTGTTCATATTCCTCCTGTAATTGTGCTGCGGACTTTTCCGCGCATAAAAATAAGCCGGTATTTAACCGACTTTTCGTTATTTCTTCGATTCTAGTTCGCGCTTGTACGTAACATAGGCGACTTTGTCTTCGGTGCGCCCCGTCTTACGTGCGATTTCCGCAAGCTCGGCGAGCCTTTTCGCGCTGCCTGCGTTCGGATCGTGATTACGAGCGCCATTACTACCGCCGCCCGCGTCTGCGCCTGTTGCCGCCGCCTTAAACAGATAAGGCTTCGTTTCTTTCACGGCTTTCACCGCCTCTTCGGCGCCTTTAACGTTGCCTTCGTCATCTATCGAAATCTGCGACTTATCGACGAATGACAATACGTCGCTGGCGTCATTAGCGTTAAGCGTTCGTGCAATCGACCGAATTTCAGCGTCAATCACCCGTTTATTAGCGGCTTCTTGCGCCTGTTTCGTCGTGGCTTCGAGTTCTTGCGCCTTCTTGTCTGCGGCCTCTTTCTCCGCCTTCAACCGCTCAGTCTCGGATAGTGCCGCGAGTCTTCGTTCCTCTTCGAGCTTTTCGAGTTCGGAAACTTTCGCTCGCAAATCGTCATAGTCACCGTACTTTTTCGCTACGCGGCCTTTCTCACGCTTGATTAGCGCATCAAGTTCCGCCTGCGTCATCGTGACTGTACGCTTATCCGCGTCTGCGCCTTTACCTTCGTCATCGCTGCCGTTATCGTTTCCGCCTCCGCCTGAACCGTCGTCTTCGTTATAAAGCGGCTGGCGTAACGTCAATTGGTCGATGAAATTTTTCATATCGTCATACCTCCGATTAAAGTCCGTCGACTATCGTTTTAGTTAAGCCGAAAGTTTAACGCCATTCCGTAAGGCAACGAAAAAAGACGCTTATTCAGCGCCGGTGTCATCGTTTTGTTTGTACGGGTCTTCCGCTTTACGTAATAGAGCGCGCTCGGCGATAATCTCCATAAGCTTCGCCTCGGCGTTTTCCTTGCCACTACGTATAATCGCACCCTTTATCGATTCGATTTGAGTCGCGATTTCTTCGCCAAGTTGCGTTATAAGTGCCGCCTGGTCTTGTGGCAACGGTAATCCGAATACGATTTCGCTATCGTAATAACCGTCTACTAGCGCGAGCAAGTCTTTATCGTACTTGAATCGCGGATCGTCAACGCGCGCCTTCATATAGCGCAAAATATATTCGTTTAACGTTTGAAGGCGTGATTGCCACGTAATCCAGGCGCGTTGCGTTTTCGATATGACCGCAGAAAATAACAACTTCATAGCCATCTCATTGACACCGCCGGTTTTCATGTCCGCAGTATTAACGACGGGCACTTCGCTGATTTCGTGCAACGCCGCGTACATTCGGTCGAGGTAAGATTCGACGGCTTCCTTAAACTTAAATCCGGACTCCATACGTTTTGCGTCCGGTTCGCCTTCTTCCGCTGACATTTTCGAGCCGAGGTTCCACTTAGCACCCGGCGCTATTTTTAGCGGATTGGTCGGATCTTCTTCAACGTTGGTTAACAAAACGATGGCAAACATTTCGAATTTAAGCGCGTCCGAATAATCGCTAAGCTTGCGGTCGATTTCGTCGGATATTTCTAGCATACGCGCTAGTTCCGAATAGCCGCGTGTTTGTCCGGTAAGGCTGTCCGTTGGTATGTGTACGACCGGTATAAAGTCGAGATTCATCGACGCACGCTCAACGCGCGATTCCGTCAATATAAGCCCCTTCGTACGCTTATCGTCCGTCGTGATTTCGGTATATACGCCCTCTTCGATTTCGCAATCGTAGTGACCGTCTTCTTCCGTTCCGTTCCAGACGAGGTAATACGATAATTTCCATAATCGCGTTAAGTCTTCGTCCAAGTACGCTACGAAATGAACCTCCGTTAATTGGTCGACGTCCCATGGATCGTGTATCGCTATTACTTCGATTGACGGATGAAAGAAAACGCGCAAGTCACCGCGCCGCTTATCGTAATGGAGGCGGGCATATACGCCGGCTTCCGTGATGCAGCGGTCTTTAGCGGCCTTCAGTAGCTTTTCGTGCATACGGTTATCGTCCCATACCCACGTAAGTAACCGTTCCTTAGCTTTAGCCCGTGTATTTTCCGTTTGTTGGGACGCTGACGGTGCGTAATTTGGCGATAACATTAGCGCTGGATCGTCGATAACGTCGGGTGGTACGGTAACTTTCGGCTCCTTTTCGAATTGCCACGCCGCTATACGGTCGACTAGGTTGCGAGCGTACCCGATCGATAATTGAGCGGGCGTATAGCCGATTCCGGCCGGCGCTGTATAGTTAGACCATGCGTTAATCGTGCCGTCATAACGGGAATATAGCGTTATTTCACGGCTGATACGTTCGACTTCGGATTGGCCGATCGCTTCTTGGCCCGCCGTGAATATGAGTGATGTTACGTTGCTTGCGTTATACATAGCGCACCTCCTTTCGTTTAGCGGCCGGCGCCTGTTGACGTAGCCTTACGTTTAATCCGTGTTTTTGCGGTCAAAAACGCTTCGGCCAGCGCGTCAGGTCCGTCGTCATGGTTGTGGTTCGGATACAATTCGAACATTTCGAGTAATAATCGGTGTTTGCGGGTGAACCGTAAGCGACCGCTTTGAATATCCGGCAATAACGCCTCTATACGGAGCGCCTTACGCGTGCGCTGTTTGACTTTTCGTAATCGTGTAGCTGACGGATAGCCTTTCCGCTGTAACTCTTCCGCCAACTTATCCGCGAACCATTCCTGCGCCTGCTGCGCCTCTACCGCTAACGCTTCGTATTGGAACCGTAAAGCACGCTCGACGACTTCTCGTAATAGGACGTCCGGATGAACGCGTTCGAGAAATACGTCGTAAACGTAACAAACGCCGGTCTCGCGATTACGAGCCAGCGTTACGATTGCGGAATAGTCGCCTTTTTCCTTGCCCATGGCGAAATCCACCGCAGCTATAAAGTCTAACGTTTTACCTTCGAGTTCCCCGTCATCATAAAACGTCATGTCATCCGGTTTGAATACTTGCGTTTCCTCGTCGATTGGATTGCCGAGGTATTCCTGATTGAACGCTTTGGCCCCGTCATTTTCGCGGATCTCCATAAGGTCGAGATACGTAAACCGCTGCGGCCATAGCGTTTGAGTCCCGCGTAACATTTCCGCTTCATTCTCGCGATAGAACGTTAACGCCCGTTCGCGCGCATCCACCGTATCCGACCGGTAAATCTGCCGCCACTGTTCCCACAAGTCCTCACGTTCGGACCACGATAAAATAGCGGGAAACTTACGTGATACGAAGTCACGCCGTTCTTTGATAACGTAGTTGAGGACGGAATCGTAATGGACGATGGTACCCATGTATACCGCGATACCCTCGCGCGATAGCGCCGGCAACATTTCCTCACGGAACCAATCGCGGTTTTTACGTCTAAGTTCGGGCGTATTCGTATTCTCTTTCGATTCCAAATCGTCGAGCAGGAATAAGTCCGGCCGTGTTGCACCATGGCGGAGTCCGCGCATCTGCGTACCGATACCCTTCGCTTCAACCTTCGTACCGGACGCCGTCACAAATTCGTATTTGTTATCCGTATCGTTCAACGACTTCTTAGCATTAAGCAATTCGCCGAAATCTGCGCGTAGCTTTTCGTTAAATACGAGTTGATTACGCGCCCATTGGATAAAGTCGCCGGCTACGTCTGTCGTTTCCGATACCTCGACGATATACCGTTTATGACGGTAGACGACCTTTTTGCAGAGATACGCGTTAGACAAATACGCCGTCTTCGCATGACCGCGCCCCACCGACCAAGCTACGTTAGTATCGATATTGCCCCGTGTTAACTCGTCAAGAAGGCCGCATAATTCACGGTGGAATGACGCCGCGTCTTCGAAACGTTGGCCGGCCGGTATCAGGTTATCGGGATTGTCCGGATTCATTTCTTCCGAAAAATATTCGTAGACAAAGTAAAGGGTATCGTACTCTGCCCGGTGTATACGTTTCAGCCGCTTTAACTCCGCTATATCCTCGCGTAAAGTATCGACGTGATAAGGCGCTGCCTTACCGCTTTCTACGAGTCGCCGTAACTTTTGCGCCCGTTCTTGTACGAGATTGATACGCTCGGCGCGCGCTTCACGGTCGAGCCACTCGCCGTTTACGATTGCCAAGCGTAATCACCTCCGTTCAAATAGAAAGAGCCGACGTTTCCGCCGACTCGATACGTTTACGTGCTATTTCGCAATACTCTTCGCTCATGTCTACGTGAATGAATCGGCGTCCGTTAAGCAACGCCATTTTTGCGGTCGTACCGGAGCCTCCGAACGGATCAAATACGATATCGCCGGGATTTGACCAGGATACGATGTGGTCCTGCGCTAGAGATTCGGGAAACATCGCCGGATGTTCGTAAGCGAATTTATCTTTAGTCGTTTTCATGTACCCACTGTCAACGCGCCAAATGTTATATCTTACGCCGTAATCTTTCACGACGCGACCCTTGCGTTGTCCGATTATTTCAGTTAATTCTCCGTTAACTTGTCGGCACGACCCAGTAACTTTGTCCCCGCCATTGTTGTTACGCCTATCTTCGATTAAATTCGTAGTTACCGGCTTACCTTTAGAAAATACGAACATGTACTCGAAACACGGATAATAACGATTAGTCTCCGGAAATGTAACTCCACTTTTTTGATAAATCATTGTATCGTGAACGTTAAATCCGATCTCGCGGAAATATAGCGCCTGCTTAAACGAAGTCAATGTTTCACTTCCGCTCACCGTCGCATCATTTACAACCCAAACGATGACGCCGCCAGGCTTCGTAATCCTATACAATTCCCACGCTACATTTTCGAAATCGAACGAGTACCCGTTATATGTCCGCAAATTATCGTAAGGGGGCGAAGTGACCGTCAAGTCTACAGAATCCGCGTCCATTTGACGCATTATTTCTACGTTATCCCCGTGCGTTATCTTGCCGATAAAATCAGCGGTCGCCAACGTAATTATTCCTCCGTTTTATCATCCGAAATCAATTCGTCTAACTCCGCAATCTCAGCGGCTATATCGTTATTATCACGGGCGGCCCCGCTTTCTTTCGTCTCAATAACGGACTTATCCGTTAATAGACCGTGGCGCCGCAAGTATAAGTCGATACCCTTAACGGATGGCTGCGGCCCGTCGATAAGCTGCATCAGGCGCCGGTATACGACCGTCCGCTTAGACGCCAGGAAATCGTCAGCCAGCAGATTAACGTATTCGATAAACGTTTTATCCTGCGTGCGCCATTCCCATAGCGTTTTACGTGCGATGCCGATTTCCTCCGCGATTTCGTCGTAACCTTTGCGGTCGTCAGCTTCGCTGAATTCGCGCTCGACGCATAGTAACGCAGCGCGCTTTTTGCGTCCGTCTAAGCGCGCTTCGAGCGCCCGTTGTTTAGCCGTCGTTCCGCCGTTTGTAGACATATACGTCACTCCTTCGTAATTTTTACGTTAAATTAGCGTGTTTTAGCGTCAGGACGTATCAGACGTTAGCTGACGTGTTTAAGCGGTTATTTGGCGGTAATAATACGGTATTATTACGTAGCCTATCGAAACAGTCTCGGATAACGTCCAGCGCTAATAGTAACGTTTATGGATTCGATCGAATGCGTTGCCCATCCGTTATCAGGCGGACCGCTGCGTAACTCTGTCGTAAGAGTAACGATATAGTCCGGACCTTCGATTACGTGCGTTTCCGTCAAAATAACGTACCTCCCCGAGTTCAAAAATTTGTGAGCGAGTTTTCTACGTCAGGCACGGCACTATACCGCCGACCTCCCCCGCCCCCTTTCGTTCGCATCCGCTGTCACCGTTATACAGCAGGTTATTGCGACTACTTATGATTAAAATCCGCGTTTTATACATATCCGTTCGCATCCGATTTTCCTTTATTGACGCGGCTTTACAGCGTTTTATACGAACGCTTAACGTTATCATTACCGCTCATGCACCGCTTATTCATCGTTTATTCACGCCTGGACCCCGTGAGTTTCGGAGTGCGTCCAGTCGGGAGCGCTTCAGCCGGTAAATAAACGGTAGCGTATCGGGTACACATACGTTCGTCATACGGTAGCAGCGAATCCGCTCGGCATCGCGGACGTTAATATAGCGTAGCCTTAACGTTCTAAACGCTATCCCCTACGTTCCCTTCCGTAACCCCAACGTTAATATCCCGCTTCATTATATGCGCTATAAAACGTACCTACGTATCCTTACGTAACATTACGTCAATAAACGTTACCTTCTCGTAGATATATGATACGTTGATATACGGTTAACAAGTATATAACGTTAGTTCACGTGGATTTTGTAAAATCCGCATGAACATTACGGGAAGCGTTCCGCTTCAACTAGCGCGGCCTAGCGGCCTTGCCTGGTCCGGCCGAAACCATGACCGTCCCAGACTATATATTTTAACGTTGATCTTATTAACGAAACTATAACGTTATATTATAGCTACACAAGGACGGCGCGCTTTTGGCCGGACGAAGTGTCGGCTCGTTAGAGCCGCTAATACTCCGCTTCCTCACGTAGAAGACTAAGATATAATTTGCGACCTAAAACGCCGAAATCCCGCGTGGCAGTAAGGCGAAACGCCATTTTACGTTGTACGAATAAAGTCACCATAATCGGCGTATTTGTACGAATAAGGTCACCTCGAACGGTACTTGACGTTAAACATCGAAAGCAACGTATCGTCTGGTCGCGTATCTTTCCGGTAAAATACGTTCGGATTGAAGAAGTAGCCGTCAACGTCCCCGACCTTCAGACGTGCGACAACGTATTCCTCGCCGAACACCATACGGGGCAGCCTGCGTATTAACGTTTTCTCGTCGACTCCGATCGCTTCCGCTAATTCCCTGCCGTTAAACCACCGTATCTTTTTCGGATCACGTTCGAGTGGATTCGTACAGAGAGCGTTAGTTCCGTAATGTACATACGGAAGCATACGATACATTAGGCCGAGATCCACCGCTTTAACCGAACGGTATACTTGGCGAACCATCGCGGTATACGACCGAACTACCGCCTTATTACGTGTCACGCCGCGGAAATGATAGCGCGGGTTTATACCGTAACGTCCGTCATCACTTTTTGACATGATGCCGCTTTCCAAACAAGCGCGTAAGAAATCGTAGAACGTTTGACGCTTACGCTTTAACTGCAACGCTTCGATCATATCCGAAGTTACCATTGGCGTTTTATCGGCGTTGATTAACGTCCCGCTATCGTAGTCGACGTAGCATTGCAACACGAGCAAATATCCGCATTGCGCCGTTGTTAATACGTCTATAACCTCGTGGATCGCCTCCATTGCGGCAAATGTGAAGTCGACTTGGCGACCTCGGAACGATTCGCGTTCTTTATACGCTTCATCTTGCGCATACGACCTAACGTAATGCGTGTCAGCTGGAGCCGATACGCGTACTTCTCCGGTTTCAGCGTCAATCTCCGTCCTCACATCCGTAAAATAACGATGTTCCTCTGTATTTCCTTGCCATTCGATAATGCTCAATTCCTAAAACCTCCTGTTTTTTATGAAACGCAAAGAAGACGTATTAATAACCGGTTGGTTAAAAATACGTCTCTCATAATATAGGTTAGCTAAGCGGTACTTTTTACAAGTAGTATCGGAAGGATTTTCCGTTAATCTAGCGAAATATTTACGTAATTTACCAACGGAGGTCACCCGTTATGAAGCCGTTAACGTCCGATTTAGCGCTGCTTACAGCCGCAGCCGAACGTATGCCAATCGCGGTATTTATTGGTAAAGAACGTATAGGCAGCGGTACTATCGATGAAATCACGGAGATTAGCGTTAAAATTGGCGACGAGTACTATATGCGCGCTAACTGTTCGTTTTGGGCCGTTAAATAACGAACTCAACGAACGCCGGTGAGCGTAATAGGCCCGCTTTCGTCCAATTACGTATCTTGACGCGCGCTTTTAGTTTCGGCGCCAGGTATACGTAATCCTTATCTTCGCCGGTTTTTAGCGCATCTTTTACGCGATAAAACGCCATTTTAGCAGCGGGCGTAACGCCGAGTTCAATCACGCCAACCGGCCGTAATTTGCCGTTAGTATCAGGAACGGCCGCCAACCATCCGAACTCACTCTTACGATATCCCGTTATAATTACGTCCACATACGTCCAGTTAATAATCTTTAGCCACGCGTCCGACCGGTTACTTACGTATATTGAATCGGACTTTTTCGCGACTACGCCTTCCATACGCTGCTGCTTAACGTAATCGTATAAACGTTCGCCGTCCGATTCTATGACGGGTATCTTCGTTATGTACGGATTGCCGAAGTTTAATTCGGCTAATATCTCCTTACGTTTATATAACGGCAGACTCCGTAAATCCTCGCCTTTATATCGCAGTATATCGAATACGACGTAATTAACCGGCCGCTTAACGGAAGCGCGCCGTATTTTGTCGTCCTTACGTAAGCTAAAACGTTCCATGACGGACTCGAAATCAACCGCGCCGCTTTCGTCAGTGGCCGCGACTTCACCGTCTAAGATAACGTTATCAAACGTAAGCGCGTGTAATTCAGGATACTGGCGTGTGCAGTCGTTATTATGACGTGTATATAGGCGCGTCTCACCGCCCATGCGTGATAATACGAGTCGGTGGCCGTCAATTTTCGGCTCGAATACGTAATCAGCGTGCGAGAACGGAGCGTCCGCGGTATGCAGTAACATTGGCGAAATAAACACGAATACCACATCTTACCGTAATTATAGCGGATAAGGCTGCGCAAATATGGCGGTAATTAGTGGTATACTTGACGTACATACATCGAGGAGGACGTAGTTAAATGACTGATAACGTAAACGAGCGTCTAGACCGCATTGAGGCGAATATGGCGAAGTTGTCGCGGCTGCTCGCGTTAGAATTATCGGATGACGAAATTGAAGCGTTAGAAATAGCGCGTAAATTATTCTTATTGGTTAATGTACCTGACCACGGACGAGGCCGTACCGTAAAATTAGCGGGCGAGATATTTGAATTGCGCGGACACCCTCGCGTGTTTACGTGGGAGTGGCGCTAATATTGCCGTCAGCCCACCGCTTACCTAGTCCGCGACACATAACGAACGGCTCCGTTAATTCGCCGCCAGGTTCACGTAAATTGTACGGTTTAACACGGCTCGGCATCGTATCTCTACGGTACTGCGACGCCCTATTGACGTTGCGACTCTTTACGTTTCGATCGAGCCATACGTTTTCTTCCGGAGTCCGCCACCTACGTACAGGCTCGCGATAGTCACGGCCATCCGCGCCTAATTTATCCGCGGCCGTTAGCGACATTTCACCGCGCAGTCCGCCACTTCCGCGAACGTGGGCGCCATCTCTACGTCGGGCTAATTGCGTATCGGATAAGAACGGATACTCGGCGTCGTTATCCTTAAACCTTCCCGTCAAATCCTCGTACAATATCGCATCAGCCAACCGGTCGAGCAGCGCAGGATCAACGGTTTGTTCACGTGTAATCCGGTCGATAACGTCAATCCGCGCCTGGCGATCGCGTAGATTGTACGTGCTATTACGGTAAGTGAACGGAGTGTCCGAACGCAAGCACTCCGTTAGCCTTGCGGTTATTTGCGCAAAGTTTTCGTTAATATTCGTCAATTATGCCGTCGCCTCCGTAATTTCTGTTATATCAACGCTGATAGCCCCGTAATTCCACCGCTCATAAACCGTGCGTATACGTTCGCACGCGGCGTCATACGCTTGTTGTACGGCCTGCTGCGTTATGTCGAGTGCGCGCGCTGCCTCCGTTTGTGTGGCGTCAGCCCACGATATTAGCGTCAACACTTCCGTCTGGCGGTCCGTTAGGCCGGCGCTTTCAATAGCGGAGTGTAGATCGATAATAATGTCCGACGCGGATACGTCTCCCTTATATCTCCGTTCGCCTATCCGCCTACGATCGCGTAACAATGACTTAACGCCTTCTAACGTCCCTAAATGATAAGTTTCCGTATATTTGCGTTCCTTAGCGTTTATATCGATTTTGACCGAACCCAATTTACCGTCCCCTTTACGTTGAATTTGCGTTAAAAATTGCGTATAATGAACGTACATATTCGTTATTGATTCGGAGGTTATAACGTTGCCCAATTCGAATAAAATCGTCATTGACGTATGGTCCGGCGGCCGTACGGATGATCCGTTTATCGTAACGGACCGGTTCGGACGCTTCCGCTTATCGGCCGGACTCGTTAAGCTGCTTAGCGCCAAGAACGCAGAGGTGCGCTTATACGTCGGCTACGATAAAGCAAATAAGCGTATAGCGCTCGGTAAGGCGGACCTTGTTAATCCGACGGACAGCAAGCCGGTCCTATTCGATAGTAAGCGCCATTACGGTAATGTGCGCGGCTTTATGCGTAAACACGGCATACCGGAAGAGGCTATACGTTACGTGTACGACGGTAAATACGAAGGCTGGCTGATGTTCAAACGTGAGGACTTCGCGGCAACCGACGGGCGCGGTAGTTAACGGTAAATAACGACCATCGACGGAAATGGCGCACTATTTTCCGCGTCGCCGAACTTTAATCGCCCCTTAACGAATCGGATCTCGCCTTTACCGTATACGTAATCGTGGAACCACCGCGTATCCGTTCGAGCCGGTACGAGACAAACGACCGTAGCGCCTTTACGTGACTCTTCGTATGCTTTACGCATCCATTCGCTAATCTCACGTCCATACGGCGGATTCATGAATACGGTATGCGGCGCCCAATCTTGCGTCAGCCCGTCGTCTTCCTTCGTGAAGAAAAGCGGGCATTTTGCGTTAAGTCCGTTAGAACACGGGTCGAGCGTGAAGTTAAATTCCGCGTTAAGTTCGTCGTAGAACGATTGCGGCGTCGCCCATAAATCCGTTTTTGACGAAAACATTACGTCAGTGTTCAACGAATCCCCTCCGTTTTCCTTACGTTAATCTTCGCCATCACTTCGTCAACCTTCGCATATAATTCCGCTAAGGACCCGCTATTATCAATCTCGTAATCGACCGCGAACGTGTCGACGTAAGACTCCGTTTCGTGGCGCAAGTCTTCCGCTGTGAACACGTCGCCAGCCGATCGCGCCCGTTCGAGGCGGATATCGTCCGGACAAGATACGCGGATAATAACGTAACATTCCGCACGGCAGCGTTCGTATTCGTTAGGCTGGCGGAGGTCCGTTATGATCGCGCGTAAATCCACGCCTATTACCGTATCTGCCGCATCGATGGCGTCTATTTTATCGAATAGATAGCGGACCCACACGTCCTCTCCGATCAATTTACGCATGAGCTGACCGTGCGTTTGGTAGCCGACGCGCGGCTTAGGCTCGCGTGAAATCTCCGGATATCGCCGGTGAAAATCACGTTTTAGTTCGTCCCCGAACGCGAACCGTGTGTATCCGTAATGTTGCGATAGGTAGGCGGCGACGGCGTCTTTTCCGCTGCGGAGTTTACCGGTTAACGCTACGTTAGGATACGTCAATTTGCGTCAACCTCCTCGCGGCTATCGTCGATTACGTACAGGTCACCGTCTCGAACGCCCCTAACGTAATCAACCGATAACTTCCAGTCGTATCCGCTAAATCTCGCCGTTACTTCGTAATTGTTTCCTTCGCGCTTACTACGGACGATATCCCCTACGTTAACCTCCGTCGGCCTCGGAGCATTCGTATATTCGTCCGGCACCGGTAAGCCTAACGCCCGCCTTAACGCGATCGCACGGCCGATATGCGTGTTGAATACGTCGCCTGGCGCACATTTGGCGATGCCGCGGATATCGACGAATCCACAATAAAAACGAAGCGCAACGACCGTACGTTTTGCGCGGTTAACAACGAAGTCGATACGTGCATTTTGCGAAGTGTACCGTTTAGTCAACTCCGCCACGTCCGCCTTCGCACGTTCGATTACGTCATCCCTCGTTAACTTACGCTGCGCTCCCGTCAATTTAGCGATACCTTCCGCGATTTCCTGCGCCTCATTCACCGGTTCCTTACCGTTCGATAACCTACGCTCGATTTCCGTCACGCGGGCGGCAAGGTTCGCGATAAGGCCGAGCACATCGTCAGATACGTTCGATTCCTTACGTTGTTCAGCGGATTCTACCGGTTCGAGTACGCGGTAATCTCCGTGCGGTATCGAATTCTCTTCCCCCGTCTTATCCGTGATATCTACGCCGTAACCGTCAGGTTGTTCTACGGTGAATACGTCTCCTGGCCGGTAATTATCAGCGGATAACTCGCATACATTCGTTGCGACAACACGTTCCCCAACGTCAGCCTTCCGCTCAACGAGGCGGTAACGTGAGCCTCCGTGGCGTACGAAATCGGTTGGTTCGAGTACGACGTATTCCGCCTCTACCGTATCGATAAATCCGTCCTGTTCGCTGCCTGGAAATCTTAACGTCGTATCGATCGACCCGTCGCTAAACTGGTCATCACGCGTACATATTCCGATTTTTCCGACTGGGTACCTCGTATCTTTCGCGGACACAATCTTAATCCGCTCGCCGACCGCTGCCTTCCGTTTCACTTCCGCATACTCTCGTTCCAGTCTGATTGATTCGTCGAATAAGACTACTGTCATATTTTCGTCTCCTTTACGTTATAATTCGTGGATTATCGTTACGTCTAACGTCAGGCGCCCGAACTTCAACGCATCTTTAACTTTAGGAACGTACACGTCGATATGGCCTGCGGTAATGCGTCCGCCACGATCGAGACATACCCGCTTACCTACGCCATCGATATCGATAACGGTACCGAACGGTATTTCGCGCGGGCAGGCAGCCGTCCTACCGTCGACAACCCGCTCGCCTGACGCTGTGATACCGTAAGCTGGATGGCCCGGCTTTTTCTGCGTTGATTCGTAGCCGGCCGTATACGCCGTGACCTCGTATGTTTCCGTTGTGATAAGCGGCGGACCGTGTAATGGCGATGTGTCGGCGAATGCAGGCGTACAGAAGGCGAAATATAAGGCGAAGACTACCGCCAGTAGGCGTTTAGTAATCGATTAATTCTCCGATTGATACCCGAAATTTCGATTCGATTAACGTTAATATCGCCTTTGCGTACGCCTGTATTTCCACCTGTGCATCGTGTTCTAACCGTTGTGCGAGAAAGTGCGCGACCGATTGCAGCGACGCCGTCCAGTACCAACGTACGTACATTCCGTAAGCCGGCAGGAATAGGCGGGCTTGTTCCGCACAGATTCCGGACTCTAACGCAGCGTTGTACACGCGCTCTGCTTCCTCAATGTGCGTTAGTAGATAGCGAGTGAATCCCTCGCCAATGGCGATACTAATCGGCTGTCCGCTACCTTGCTTCGAATTTTCCGGAGCCGAACGCCATTTGTCCGCAGCTGGCACGTAAAATACCGGTTCCTCCGTAATATAACGTCGGCTGCTTTCGTTCCAAGCGTCCAGCGAGTCGCCGGTTCCTTCGTAATGTGCCGAGCCGACTACGTACTTCCACCATTGGCGCGCAACCATTAGCGGAGCATATACCTCGAATTGGGCGATCGCGTGGCGGAAAGGTGACGTATGGCCCTCGCGTGCTAAGAAACGGATTAATCTTACGTCACGCTCCGTCAATTCGTGCGATTCCTTCGCGTATGAAACGCGGGCTGCGTTCGCGACGGTTAAGTCCGAACCCATGACGTCGACTAGGCGGACGTAGCCGCTGTCGAGTACGTCGATTTTGTTTACGTTCAAATTCCGCGCCTCCCTCTCGTTAATATCCGTTCCTGTTTATACGTCGGCCGCAGCGCCGTTACGAGCCATTGTACGGCCTTTAACGGATCAGCCGCCGTCCCGCACGTAAAGCAATCGAGACTGGCGTAGCCGTGCGCCGGATACGTGTGGATGGCGAAATGCGACTCCTCTAGCAGCATTAATACGGTGACGCCGCTCGGCTCGAACTTTTTATCCTGTACGCTGACTAACGTTGCGCCCGCCAGTTCGACGCCAGTACGCATATGTGACGTCAGGAAGTCGATATCGTCTAGGAGCGCCGCCTTAACGCCCCATACGTCGACGATAACGTGGCGGCCGGCGGGATCATGTTCGTTCAGATTGCGTCACCCTTTCGTCAATTTGCGTCATATTTCTATTAGATCGCGCATATAGTAGAGTATAAAGCGCGGCAAGGTAGTGTTTCCGGCTTACGGTTGCGACGTTCCGACTACCACATCGGATTTCCGGACCGTTTGTGCGACGTCACTGCCCACGACCCGCGCTTTTTACGTTATAGTTACGCCGCTATCGTCTACGTGCATAACGCCTTTTGGCCCGCCGCCAATCGCCGGTATTCTAACTCCGCTATGCCCAAAGCCGCTCGCGCCGCGCTCCGTATCGCTCAACGTATCAACAACGGTAAATGCCGCTTGGCTGACGGGTGCGATAACGCCTTGTGCGATGCGGTCGCCTTTACGGATGATGTACGTACCTGGAACGCATGCCGGTAAGTTATCGTCGGTTAACTGCGTGTTTTCGATCGATAACGGATAGAATCCGGGAATCCTACATTCGTCAGGAACCGTAATATTATCGACGATTATCTTAACCTCACCTCTATACGATGTGTCTACGGTTCCTGGCGTATTAGCGACGCGCAGCTTCGTTTTAAGCGATACTCCCGAACGCGGCCGCACTTGTAACTCGAGTCCGTCCGGAATCTCGAACGATAATCCCGTCGGTACAAGCGCGGTTTTGCCGGGCGATATCACGACGTCCTCTACCGCCACTAAATCGAAACCGCTGTCTCCAGACTTAGCGTATTGCGGTACGATGGCGTCCGGATGTAGCTTACGGACATTTACGTTAGTTTTCGTCATATTCAACGGACTCCTTTCGTTCATTTCCGCCAACATTTCGGCTCGCTTGATTATCTCCGTTTGTGAACGTTCGATAACCGGCTTAGGTTTCGTTGGATATTCGATACGTAGCGGTTCGCGTCGGCTGCCGACTATTCCGGAGTAACCGTTCATACGTTCCCCCTCGCCTCAAGCTCCGCAAATTCCGGCGCCATATCGTGATTACGTAGAATACGTTCAACAACGTCAACAACCGGATGGCGCATGACTTCCGTCAGATTGACGTGATCGAAATACTCGTACGCGCCGATATCGTACAATCCCGCCAGTAACCGGTAGAGTCCGTTCGTTTCCGTCCTCCGCAGCCGATCGTCGTCAATCTGCGCGAAGTTACCGAGGAATACGATTTTCGTACCGTCAGATGGCCGTGTGGCTACGGTTCCTATCGTGTGCGTATCGAGGTTTTGCGCCTCGTCCGTCATAACGAACATACTCAGGAACGAACCGCCACGCATCGTCTGTATCGCGTCGAAAAATAGCCGCCGCTTATCCTCGCCGCCAGACGTCATGAATGTATACGTACGCTTAGCAGCCGGTTCCATAGCGTCAAGATTATCGAGGAACGGACGCATGAACGGGTACGTTTTCTCCGCGACGTCACCCGGTAAGAATCCGAGCGATTCGCCTACTTGCGTCTGCATACGCGTATACATCATCTTACGATAATCATGCTCCGTTAACCGCGACAGCCCGACCGCTTCCGCTAATAACGTCTTGCCCGTTCCGGCCGGTCCAGTTAAGAAAAGTAGCGGCTTGTCGTTCGTTAAAGCGCGGATCGCTGCGCGTTGACCGTCGTTTCTTGCGCTGATACCGTAATATGCCAAAGCCGCGCCTCCTCCGTTTACTTACGTTCCTCAATGACGTAAATTTGACCGCGTTGTTCAACGATATTGTACTTTGTGGCGTCGAGTACGTAGCCAGATTCCGTAAACCTTACTTCGTGCCGTAACGGAAGCTTAACATCGGTTTCGCGTTCCATTTCCGAGTTACAGAACAGAACTATCGAAACAGCGACAATAATAATGCCGAGTAGCGCTCCCACACCGTCTCCCACGTCACACGCAGCAAGCAATATAGCCATACCGAAAACGAATAACAATAACGTAATGAAAAACATCCCCGTCATCTCCGTCTCAAATCCACGGTCTATCGTATTCAGAATCTCCACTTAACCGCCTCCTTCACGTATTATTACGCTGTGCTTGCGTTGTTTCGCGCTCATTACATTCGCGAATTTTGCGCACCTGACCGCTTAATTTACGGTCAAACTCAACCGCTGCCTTATCGTCTAAATCCGCTATCTTACGGAGTAGTGCGTGCTTGCGGAGGCTCCGTATGAACACGAGTCTATTCGATGACACTCCGCAAACACCTCCGCTTTAATTATCGAATTGGGCACGCTCCGCCTTCGCAACCATCAGCGCCGTCCATATCGCTTTCGCCCGTTGTCTCATAACGTTGTAATAACGTCGAACTAAACGGAACCATAGCGGCCTTCATACGTTCATATGTCGCCTGGTCGATCGCCTCATACGGTGCCAGCGCATACGTACCGCCGTCTAGTGCGAGGAACGATACCGCCGTAAATTCGTCCCATTTGTCGTATACGATGCGTTCGACTTCCGCCCATTCGTGCGGCCGGACCGTTATCGTATTCGAACTGTTATGCTCCGTATAATAGCGTTGGAATCGGAAGTACGTGTCGAGCTGTTCCGCTGCGCTAACGTCATCCTTCGTACGCGTGGCGCCGGATGCTACCGGAAAGTCGATAACGTAAGTCCTAGCGTTAACCATGCGTTCCTCATGCGTTTCGCCTGGCGTTCCGACTTCCGGATTAACCGTCCATCCGAGGTCGATAACAGCGCGCGCCAACGGATCGGCAGCGTTAATACGGATACGTCGGATATAATACGGCGAGTGCGACCAGTGCAGACCGGACGAGACGCCGCCGGCAACTTGCGATATCGTACCTTCCGGCTTAACCGTCGTGACGAGTAGTGGCGACGATACGCGTAATTCCTTCGCATACTTATCCGCTTCTTCCCGCGCAACATTGCCGAGAATACCGAGCCAGAATGCTTCTTTCGTTTCGTCAACATTAGCGGATGCGAACGCGTCCTTAACGCCCGTTAACGATGTGCCTAGTAGACGGTCGCGTTGCTGTACCGCGTCCCAATGCGGAATCTCTAGTTGCGCAAGCGTCATACGTAAGCCGGCCCGTGCGGACAGTTTCTGCGCTTCGATAATCCGCCCGTCCAATTCGCCATTTACGACATATGCCGTCATATTAACGGTGGTCAAGTTGCACACGCCGTACGAGTCGAGTAGGATTTCCGCGCACGGGTTCAACCCTTCCGCATTCGGCCGCCGTCTACGCGCTTCTTCGAGATTGACGAAGCCCGGTTCGCCCT